TTTTATAGGCAAATAATGCAGATTTAAACCAAGGAATCCATCAGAATATTTTTCTAATACTAAAACCAATGGGAATTTGTCCCAATACGGCAAATCATCTTTTGTCTTTGCATCATAATAAAAGAAATACATTCTTCCTAATTTAAACTGTGGTACTTGTCTGGACTTTTCTCTACTAATAACAATTGGTATAGACGTAGGGTTTTTTATTTCTGCGATCTTAGCCATCAACCATTTAAATGACAATGCAGTCATTGTTTTTAGTTGATCACCAGTTTTTTCTAATGCTAATTGTGTTAGTTTTGATTCCATGTGGGTATTTAGTTAGACATTTAAATCTTGTTCGGTAAGTATTTTAAACTCCCAACCTCTGTCTAAACAATAATCTATTGCGGCTTTCCATTTGGATTGATTGACACCCCATGTGGTAACTTCATTTATATACTGTTTTGTTATGCGTTTCTTTATTTCAGGTGGTTGCGTTTGTCTTTTTGGCTTGACCTCAACTAAATATGTTCTAATTGTATTGTCTTTGGTTTTTATTTTGACCATAAAATCGACAAAGTACCTGTGGTATTTACCGTCAACAGGAGATTTGTACGGTATTATTATTTCTTCAGAAGAAAAAGAAACGACATTTGGGTTATTATCACACCAAACGAGAAATTTTAATTCCCAAGAGGACCTATAAATGACATTTGATGCGTCACCATTATATTTTGCCTCATTTCTCACTTTGTATTTGCCTTGCAAGTATTTCATGTAAAACCTCCGAACATATTTATTCATCTCATATAAATATTTTATAATTACCATAATGGGCACATAAAATGGCGTCAACTAGACCAGAAGCAAAAGTAAACGGCAATCCATATAATTTTGTAAATCTTAAATATCCCTACAGTTTAGGTAGTGACAAACAAAGTCATGCGGTTAAATTTAGAATAAAGGAAATCAAAAGTTTATTTGACAATACCACATTTTCTCTGGATCAACTTTCAACAGAATCTGCAAAAGGAATTGGACAATTAGCAGCACTTGTCAAAAAAGATGAAGATGGAAAAGAAGTTATGGAAAATGCAGGTAAAACTCTCGATCAAGCAACAAACACTGTACAGGGTGCATTTAGTACAGGATTAAACTTTCGTCCAAATTTAAGTGAAACAAAAGCGGAAATTTCTTTATATTTACCCGACACATTAGATTTTCAACAAAGTTTTGTTTATAATTCATTAAATCTGACAGAAGTAATAAGAGCCATTGGTTCTGCTATTGCTGGTGGTTCAGATAGAAATGGTTCAGGTGGAAATGGTTCAGGTGGAAAAATAAAAGGTGCATTAGGGTCGATCTTACAAGGAGGAGGCGCTATCAATTTAGGATTAAATGCTGCAGGTTATGCGATAAATCCACAACAACAACTATTATTTCAAGGTGTAGATTTCAGAACATTTGGCTTGGCATTTGTTATGACACCATGGAATGCACAAGAGTCGGATACAATAAAAAAAATAATAACAACTTTTAGAAAATACGGGTCACCAACAATATTAAAAAATACTGCTGGATTTATTTTTAAACCGCCGGCCGTTTTTGAAATTGAATTTTGGAGTGGGTCGCAACAAAATCAATATCTTAATAAAGTAACTCAATGTGTTTTAACCCAAATAGAAGTAAATTATGCTCCAAATGGTTGGACAGCACACAATGACGGTGCGCCAGTGCAAACTGCATTAAATTTAGGATTCCAAGAAATAGAAATTATAGACAGTACAAAAATAGAGGAGATGGATACTAAATGAGATACTTTGCAATATTACCAAAGGTACTCAATACAACACCAACAGGTGTCACCACACTATTAACTAACATTAAAACAAAAGTTAATGTTATCAACTCTGTCTTTAATGAACCGTTATTATTTTACAAATATGATGTTAAAGACTCTGATACACCAGAAATAATTGCACACAAATATTATGGCGATTCATATTATTATTGGGTTGTGTTGTTGTTCAATAAAATGCAACATCCTATTTGGTCTTGGCCTTTAGCATCTAATGTATTTGAAGATTTCGTGCGAAACAAATATGGAGAAAGTGGTCTTAACGATATAAATTATTACGAAGAAATACAAACAAAAACTAATTTATATTCTGGAGATGTTACTATTGATAGAATTAAATTAAACGAAGATGATTATAACAGTCTAGTTGAATCTAATATAACATACACACTTCCTTCCGGTGATTTGAATATAGTAACAACAAAAAGGCAGGTTACTAATTATGAATATGAATATGAATTGAATGAATCAAAAAGACAAATCAATTTATTGAATTCTCAATATCTTCCTGCTGTTGAATTAGAATTTAAAAACTTATACAAATGACAACACAAATTTATTATCCTCAAGATTATAGGATAAATTACCTTACTTTAATTGGAAATAATAGAAATTTAGATATGACCAATTTGGTCGTAGAATTTTCCTATTTCGAAGATTTGTTTGCGTTCTCTGTCACCGGTTATGTTATTCTAAGAGATTCTGCCGGGTACACAGAATTAAAACAAATGGTCGGTGATGAATATCTCGAAATAGATTTTGGAAAAACTTCTAGTGACGATAACAATTCAAATATTGTAGGAAAATATAGAATCTACAAAATAGATACAATAAAACCTGTGGGTAATATCACTAGTGAAATTTATAAATTGTATTTTTGTTCAGAAGAATTAGTTTTATCAGAACAAAATAAAATATGCAAGTCGTTCAAAGGTAAAAAAATATCTGATATGGTAAAATTTATATTGACAGATAGATCGACCAGTGGTAAATTACAAATACAATCAAGTAAAGTTACAATAGAAGATACAACAGGGTTATATGATTTTGTTATTCCTATAATGAAACCATTTGAAGCCATTAGTTGGTTGTCAACATATGCAAGACCGTCGGCATTTCCGGAAAGTGCAGATATGTTGTTTTATCAAAATAGAGATGGATTTTTCTTCAAGTCTTTACAGTCGATGTATGGTACAAAAGTTTTTGCAAAATATAATTACATACCAAAAAATTTACCAGATACAACAATAGAGGAAAAAATATTTAGTATCTTAGATTATGAAATAGTTAAACCATATGACGTAATTTCAAATATCAATACAGGTGTTTACGCAAACAAAGTAATAACAGTTGATACTTTAACTAGAAGATACTATACAAAGAATATGAACAATGCGATAAGTCAAAGAAAAAAATTAAATGTGTCAGACGTTTTAAGTCCAATGTCAAACAGATTAGGAATATCTCAAGACCAATCGTATGATGCGTGTTTAAAAATGTACGTTACAAATTCAAATCAAGTAGATTTTGAATACTTTAAACAAAGGCAAGGGTCTATAGAAAAAGATATATTTGCCGAAAAATATGTTACGAATAGAACAATTGACATTTCATCATTGGATCATACAAGAATAAAATTTGTTGTACCTGGAAATCCAACATTAAAAGTTGGCACAGTTGTCGAGTTAAACATACCAAAATTAAATCCAACAGATAAAACGAATAACGCACTCTATTCAGGCAAATATTTAATTACTGCGATAAGACATTTAATAGAATCACCAACTGTATACAAATGTATTGTAGAAGCATCAAAAGATAGTTATGACACAAGATTGGCCACAATAAATACGGGTGATCCAAGTATAGCAAGGAATTTATCATGAGTTTTATGGGAAAAGACGGGTTCGTTTGGTGGCTCGGCGTAATTGAAGATAGAAATGATCCCACAGGAATGGGAAGATACAAGATTAGAATATTTGGTTGGCATACCGACAATTTACAAGAGTTGCCAACTGAAGATTTGCCGTGGGCACAAACAGTTCTTTCTCTTAATGGTTCGATTGGGTGGTCAAATGCATTAGAAGGTGATTATGTTATGGGGTTTTTTCTAGATGGTTCATCCGGACAATTTCCTGTTGTATTAGGAAAATTTTCTGGATTAGATAATTCTGAAATAAAGGCTTAAACATGGCGGAAAATGTAACTTTAGGTATCTATGATGTTAAAAGTTTTGTTGATGATTTAATCAGCAAAAGCAGCAAAGGGTTTACAAATCAAACCACACTTAAAAAATTAGCAATACCTCCTGAAGGCATAGTATTAGTTAAGAACGGAGAACCTGCTAATGGTCGCCTTGCAAGAGGTAATTTAACAGGTTCTTTGGTAACACTTACAAATAATAATACACAACATTCTTGCGATTTTAAATTTCTAATTGATTTTGGTAATATTAATATTGGTATAATTGATAACCCTGTTACAGTTATACAAGAAGCAATCAAAGACGCAAAAAATAAAGCCGCACAAATTATCAAAACGCTTCTGTCACAATTTATGGATGGTGTAAGACTGACATTAACCGCATTAAATGTTGCACTTAGTTTTGACCCCTCTGGTCTTTATGCAACCGCGTTTGATGCAGCCAGAAATATTGTCAGAAAAATTAATAAGTTAACAAAAAAGATAGCAGAATACGTTGCTAACGCAGCAATGTATGTTTATCTTGTATTAGAATTGAAACAAATTGTAACATGGATTCAACAGTTACCAAATTATATTAAAGGGTTATTAAAAGATTGTTTGACAAACTTTAATAACAATATACAAAGTGTTACTAGTCAAATCACTAGTGTTGTTACAGCATTGAATGCTAGTATTGCTTCGGCAACATCAGGTTTTACATCAACACAAAGTCCAGATTTTTCTAGTGCAACAAGTGCCACAGATTTAAATACAATATTAAGTTCGTTGACAACTTTAGGTGATTCGACAAATACTGCAATAAGTGATATAATTGTTTCTGCAAATACACCGGGTGCAAATCTCATAAGTTCTACTGTCATTTCTGAAATTCTGTATACAACAACTCCAGATACAGATACATTAAGAATATTTTTAGAAAGAGAATTTGCAAACTCGGCAAGTAATTTTCAAGATTCGAACAGTACAGCGGATTCAACACCGCCATGAGGATTAAAATATAATGGCAACTTCTAAACCAGATTTTTTTAGTGGATGGGTAGAACCTAGATCACCAGCAAACGAAGATACACCACCAGAATATCCATTTAATCATGTGCAATCGACACCATCTGGACATTCCTTTGAAATGGATGATACACCAGATAGGCAAAGGATTCGATTACAACATAGAATAGGTACATTCATAGAGATGCATCCAAATGGAGATGAGGTGCATAAGGTTTATGGTGACGGTTACGAAATAACAATCAAAGATAAAAATGTTCTAGTCAAAGGTGCATGTAATATTACGATTGAAGGTGACGCACAATTACATTACATGGGCAACAAGACAGAATATGTTGAAGGTAATTACGAATTACACGTTAAGAAATCATTCAATATCTTATCAGAAAGGTCAATTCAAATGACTTCACAATCTGATATGTTGATTCGTGGCGGCAATGGTTTAACTGGTGCTATAGATATTCAAGCCGCAGATAATGTAACTATAACTGCTGATGTAAATGTGGAAGGTGGAGTAACAGCAGAAAAAATGTTATCTCTCGGTAGAGTCGATGCATTAACTGGTATAAGTGCAGGTCCTTTAGGGTTTGTTTCTGTAACAGGTGGATTATCAATTGGTATTCCTGCTGCTGCACCAGGAAATATTCTTTGTATCGGAACAATTGATGCCGGAGTAGCAATGATTGCACCTTTGGGTACCTTTGGTTTGATGAATGCCATAATGATGACAGATATTGTTAACACTTCGATTTATGACGTACATTTCCATTTGGCACCCAGAGGGGTTACGAGTCCTCCAATACTTCCAATGATTTAAGGATTAGATTATGAGTACACCAATATATTCATCGTTAAATTTTCCTGCATCAATGAGCAATACTGTCGTTGACTTTGATGCGAGAACAAAAAAACATTTAGATTCTATTCCAAAATTAGTTTCTGATTGGCAATATCAGGATATGGCAAACAATGATGTAGGAGGATATTATGTAAATCCTGTTGCAAATGTTTGCAATACTATTATATCCATTGCATATCGAATTTATGGTACAACAAAAATTGCAAATGTTTTTTCAGATTTGCCCACAGTAAATACATACGCATATGAATTGGCCAATACGGCAAATAATTTTCTATACCACACAAATCGAATATCAGGTGTGCAACTTCCAACGGTAGATACAGGTAGTTTACCGCATTTGGAATCGGCAATAAATACAGGAAGAGTTTTAACTTATTTTTTATATCAGAACGAAGATATTTCAAACAATTCCGTTATTTTAGGTAATTTTTCAGGGTTATATACAGCTAA